TAGAAGACAAATTACCAATAGGCATAGACTTTTCTTGTATGGTCCTACCAAAACTTTTTAAACCTGTCTGAGACAAAAATAACACGTCTGTACCTGTGTACTGAACTGTGTCTCTGTCCACACAGCCTACACCAGAAACCGTGTCTGCTAGAGTCATAGAAGCAGGTGCAGTAGCTCCTGAGTAAACTACAATACTACGTTTACCAAAAATTATCAGGTGGTTGTTATGAGAAGCTAAAGCTACAATCTCGTCGTAACCGTCAGGCCAAACTTGAGCTATGTCAAGAGAACCTGAACTACCGCCTGTCCATTTATGTCCAGACAAAAGGTCCGACCAGTATATCGTAGACTTGTCTGTGCTAAAGTCAGCAGTCCAAAGCCTACCGTAAGCTGCCAACACTTCATTACCGTACTTAGCCGAAGTTAACCCAGCAGCACTATCGACTGAACTAAGTGTTACTACGTTGCTGTTAGCACCTCCTGAAGAACCCGAAGCAACTGTATTGTAAATAAGAGGTTGTAACCCACGTTGAAAAAAGTAAAGACTATCATTAAAATTTACCATCTTCCAGTTGTCAGCAGAGATAGAATAACCACCAGGAGTTTCATCAGCTAACGTCGTTGTGCCACTTAGTATCTTGTTGTTACCCACTGAAAATATCTTAGTGGTCCCTGCATCATTTATAAACTCTTTTATACCTCTTATACTTGCTGAACCTAATTCAGTTTTATTTGTTGTAGTGACACTAAGTCCTTTACGTGCTGCTATACGTCCACGTTGGTCTATTACAGCATTATCAGCTACTTCTGCAAAAGAAGGGTCTTGAGCAAGAGGCGAGTCTTCTGTATTAATACCTTTGAACGCTGGGGCGACAAGGTTGATACTGTTTAGTTGTTGTGCCATCTATTGTCTCAAGGTGTATAAAAAATAGTTTCTTCTGGGTGTCTACCTACGTCCTGTGCTATAGCGTCCCCTAAATATTTGTTAGCTATAGTAAAGTACTCAGCAGTTGACGTACCACCTGTTTCTCCTCGTTCTCTTGAAGCAAGAGCTACCGCTAGATGAATTACAGGCATATCAGGTATTTTTAATGTGTCTGTGTTACTGCTTAAAATTGAGTTTCTTTTAGCTGCTTTAAATTTTAATGAATAAACTCCATCAGGAGTTGGATACAAATCTATTATCATGTCCCCACTAGCGTCTATTCCGTTGTAAGTATAATATCTAGGAGATCCTGTTAACGGTGTCTGTAGTAAGTACTTTTCTTCAAACCAGTTATTAGGTCTGTACTCCATAGTAAAGTCTGAAGTATCATTTATAACAATAAACTCTTTAATTTTATTTTGACTGCCTGTTAAAGAGTAATTATAATCTCCTGAAGAAGTTGTAATTGTTAGTAAAGTTCTAAGCTGGGACCAATCCCAAGCACTTTCAACTAAGTCTTTAGCGTCGTTTACAAAGTCTCCAATTAACTTACTGTAAGAATTAGAAGAAACAGAGGTAACTTCTGACTCTCGTAGTCTTCTTAAAACATTGTTAACCAATTCTAAATATGTCATTAAACTATTCCCTTAAACAAACTATCATTTATCAAACGATTAAGCTCAACATTATAGTCTTTAAGTTGATAAGGCACAGCTACAAACTGAGGAAGACCGTAACCTAAATTATCCATGTATCCTGTTCTACCAGAGCCTCCTCCTCCTAAACCAGTAAACATACCTCCTCCACCAGTAATAGGCTCTTGTTCTTCAGAGTCGTCGCCACTACCTCCACCGCCACCTCCAGTAGCAGGTTCATCTGGTTCTTCTGGCTCTCTAGGGTCTACTCCACCGTTTCCACCGCCATCACCAGTAGGACCTCCTGTAGGCTCTTCTGGACCTCCTGTAGGCTCTTCTGGACCTCCTGTAGGCTCTTCTGGACCTTCTGGAGGAAAAGGAGTACCTTCTAAAGGACCACCAGTAGGACCTTCGTTAGGAGGACTCTCAGGAGGAGTACCAGTAGGGTCATCATCACTTGGAGGCTCTTCGCTGCTTGGAGGCTCACCATTAGAAGGATCTTCTTTTTCACTTGTTACTGGAGGACCTTTCTTTTCATCTTCAGGAGGAGGTTCTTCTTGTGGCTGGCCGTCGTCTCCAGTACCGTCTTCAGTACCAGCGCCATCATCTTCGCCTTCAGCAGCAGCAGCAGGTGGAAAATAC